AAGTATTATTAGCCATAATTTTTTATGGCGAACTACTACGATATTCTCAAGATTGCGCTTGTTGAATTCGCTGCTGGGAACTGAATAGTAAAGTCGCCGTTAGTTGAAGTTTTGCTACCACCAAAATCTAATACAACAACTGCTTTAGATGATTGAGTTGTGTTATAGATTAAAGCACATGATGCTGTGATAGTTGCTGTTGAAAAAGTTGCATCAGCAAAATCTACATAAGAAATATTTTGTCCAACTGCAACACCAAGATTTGTAAGAGTTGTTCCACTTGCAGAATATCCTGTACCACTAACTTCGTTAGTTACTGTATATGCAGTAGTTCCCGTAGAAGAGAAACCTGTAACAGTTGAATATAATGCTAATCTAAAAACGTTTCCGCCTGGTGTTGAAAAATTATGAACTGCTTCAAAAAGTTCTTCTTTAAAACTATCTGGTACTATATTTGCCATATTAACTCCTTAATTATTTTCCTGGTGGCGGAGAATCTACTACAACTCTAGGCTCGCCGTCAACATATTCGTCTCTTCTTCTTCTACCTGTTTGTTCAACACCAAATGATTCTCTGGCTTGTTGATATGATTGTTCATATACTTGTATCATATTATCAGGACCTTTCAAGTATTTATATGCTTCTACTAAAGAACCGTAAAGAAGTAAATCTTGGGCATAAGTAGATATATAAGTAGTTGAAGTTGCTGAATTTCCAGCAGTTATAGAAGTTCCTTGAGAATAATAAGCAATATTAATTGTATAAGTCGTATTAGGAGTCGGTGCTACAAACCATGTAGTTTCATTCCAGTTTGCCCAATATCTTGGTTTTTCATAGTAAGTAGAAGATGTTGGAATGTTATTAAATTCTGCCATGTAAGAACTATCTTTTTGTTCTAATGTAGAAAATTCTCCATTTGGAGAAATCATTTCAACATATCTAATATTTCTTAAACCTGATGGAACAGAAATAGTTGTAGTTCCAGCTGTTGTAACTGCTGATGCATATAATCTATAAGCATCAATATTTAATTCTCTATAAATTCTATTTTCTGTATTTTGAACAATAACTGAAACTGTAGAATCAGATAATCCATTGCTATCTACTTCTGTGTAGTTTCTAATTTGAGTTACTAATTGTGAATACGTAAGTGCCATATTATAAAGTTTCTACTGTTGCGTTTCCTCCACCAATTAATGTGTCAAAAGTTCCAGTTCCTGACGATGCATTAAAGGTATAATTATCTGCGTTAACAACTGTTATACTATATCCTGTTGAGGTTGTTAATACTGTTTGTTGAAATCCTGAAGTTGATAGAAATGCATTAATCACAGCTACATTGTAAAATCTAACAGTATTTCCTGTTACTTTACCATGACTTGGTTCACTTACATTGATTGTAGAGCTTCCAACCGTTGTTCTAAATGCATTATTAGGTAATGGAATTGGAGATTGAGTTACAGAAACTTGTGGTCCTCCAAATAATCCACCTGATGTTGCAACAGTGTTTGCATTAATACTATATTGATTTGTATTAATAACTGTAAGTGTAAAAGCAACTGTTGTATTTAATAAAGCATTAGTAAATCCATTTCCTGCTACAACATCTGTAAATACAATTTTATTTCCGGTTGATTTTTCATGACCTGGTTCGTTAACAACGATTGTTGAACTACCTGCCGTTGCTAATAATGGATTGTATTGTAGTAATACAAAAGATTGTGGCTCTACGCGATCTGGTCGTGCGTCTTGCAAGCCTTGCGGATCGTTGCCTGGTATCTTTGGTTCAAGTTGTGGTTGCTTTGGTTCGTATTCTGTGTAATGAACAAATGATCCATTCCACTCGGTTACCATTTCGTCGTACGGGAATCGTTGACCTGATCTATCCGATATTGCCCACGACTTCTTACCTGTGGCAAATGAAGTCATTAGATGCCTTCTCCATAATATGTTTTAGGAGATATGAATGTAGAAGTCCTTTGACCATCTTCTTGTAAAGCTCTCATCAATTCATCTTCATACATCATTTTTAACATATCGGCTTTTTCAGGTTTATAAGTAATACTTAAATAATAAGCTAAACCAGAAGTTAAAGCTGGTAAAAATCTAAATACAACATCTGGAGTATTTGTATATTTTCCAGCATCTTCAATTCTTGCAAGATAATAAAATCTTAATTGATAATTACTTGGTGTACTTGCACTAGAGAATCCAGATCCTGGTGTTTGATATAAAAATATACTTGGTTGATATGTTCTTTGAACATAATATTGTGAAGGCGTTCCTTGAGATAATTTATTTGGTAATGCAGCATAAGCTGATCTATCTATTTTAGATAAAGAAATATCAGTGGGTTGAGAAGCGTTTGGAGAAGTATTATTTCTAACATAAGCTTCTAATACGTCATTAATATCACTAGGATAATTTGTAGGATCTGATGTGTAACTATATTCAGCTTGACCTAATACTAATGGAATTGTAGCTAGTTTTACTTTCCATAAATGAACACCTCTATTATCCCATTCAGATAATAAAATATTAAGATTTCTTCTTGCAGCTCTTAAATGAAAACCAGATCTAGTTCCTCCAATACCTACTCGTCCATAAGCTTCGTCAAAAAGCTCATCTAATTCAAGATTGAATGAAGTAGTTCCAGAGGTAGTCATCTACTCTCCTATTTGTCTATAAATAACGTAACGTTTAAAGCACTACTGTTTGCTGTTACACCAATTCCATCAACAATTCCTGTTCCATTTCTACCTGCATACAGAACACCATCTTCTGGAAGATTTAATGTTTCTGTTCCATTAGCACCAACTGAAACACTAATATAAACTTGTGTATTAGTTGAAGAACTAACAGTTGTTGCATTTGCTAAACCATTAATAATTGCTGTACCAGCACTTCCAGTTGATTGAATCATGAATCCTCTTAATCTTGTAGGACCTGTAAACAAAACTGCATTTGAAGCACTTGTAAAAACTGGTTTTACATCACTTTTATATCTACCCATAAATTTCTCCTTGTATTAACGGAGCTCCCGAAGGAGCTCCATTAAAAAATTAATTAAGCTGGGCCTATTTCACCAGGTAATCCAGCATCAACTACAGCATATGTAAATATAGCTGTAACTGTTCCTGTACCTGCTGTTGAACCAACGTTTGCATAAACTGTAGTGTTAGCTGTAATTCCAACTCCTGTTACACCAGCTCCCGAAAGAACTTTAACTCCAGCTGTTCCAGTAACTACTTCATTACCGAATGCAGTTGAGTTTGCAGCAGATCCAATATCAACAGTTGATGTTGCTCCGCTAGATGGTGTTATAACTGCTAATGAAATTGGTACAGCGCCTTGTGGTAGAACGAAAATTGTTCCCGCAGATGCACTAACACCAACTCTTAAAGCTGTTGCAGTTGCAGTTGAAGATAAGAAGCTTACTACTTCACCGACAATAACTGGAGCAGGTGTTACACCTGAACTCTTGTCTTGTCCGCCATAAGTTCTTATGATTCCTTGAAACGTACTTCTTGTTGCCATTTTATTATCCTCCTAAATAATCCAATGTAGTTATTAGGCTTATCGACTATACGCGTCTACATCAGATGTTAATGTATAGTGATTGAAATATAGCTTAATTTTTCAGAAAGAGCAAGGGGTGGCTTGTGTTTCTCTCACTTTTATTCCAATTATATAACTAGTTTAGCTAGCTATAAATGCTGGATCTTCTTCTTCGCTTAAAACAAGGTTATTTTCTTGTTTAGCTACTTCAAGATCCTGTTGAAGAATTTGTCTTTTGACTTCCTTCAACTCCACTTCTAACCACTGCATGTCAGTCGTTAGTCTTCCCTGTTCAAGATAAGACTTGTTCCACTGTGACTCCAAGTCTATTTTCTTGGCCAGAAGTGATTGGGACAATGATGTCACGCTCAACCTCCTCATAGGTTATATAAGAGAAATTACTAATCTGTTTATGACTAATTAATTTCTCTAGTTGCTCTTTACTGATTTTTCCCAGAAAGTCAAGTACTTTCTGATGTAAAGATTCTGTAGTGTTTATGGGTTCGGATTCCAATGTAAATTGGATTTTTATACCGTTAAAGAATAATTTTATTTTATAAATCTTCATCTTCTCACAGATGTTTTTATAGTGATTTACAGGGCGAGTCAAGCCCGCCCTGTAATAAAAGTCTCTACGCTCCTGATGAACCGAAGATACCTCTAGGATCAGACCAGCCGAAGCTGTATCTTTCTCTAGCTTTGTATCTTACGTTTCCAGTTTCGAAGTCACCTTCCATAGAAGTTCTAATCGGTGATCTTTCAAAGTACTTCATACCGTTTGGTACATCTGTCTTGATAAAGAACGCATCAGAGTCAGTTAAGTAGTGATTTACAGTGTATCCACCAGAAATCATACCCATGTCTTTGATAGCATTGATATCATTGTCAGAAGTTCCAACTCTACCAGCAGATTTCATTAATCTATCAGCTGTAAATTGCAATTGAGAAGGGATGATTAATTTCATTCCTTGAGCTGCAATTTTTAAACCTCTTTCATCAGTGAAAGCAGCGATATCAATCAATGCTTGTTCTAATGAAGTTTCGTTTAAGTCAGCTTGAGTAGCTAATGTGTTGCTGAATGAGCCAGCAATAGTCGCATGTGTTGTTGAGAACAACGCAGAACCATCACCACCTGGATATGCAGTGCTAAATCCGTTATTTAAAACGTTAGCAGCATATACTTGCTTTGTATTCGCCATAGATCTAGCTAATGCTTTTGTATATCTAGACGCTAGTCTGTCATACAAGTTATCTTCAATCGCTTCTTCAGTGATTGAAAACGCAAGAGCTATAGTATTATGCGTATATCTAGCAGTGAAAGTTTCTTGTGCTGTGTCATAAGTAACACCTTGACCTTCTGCTTTGATAGAAGCATTACCAAAACCTGATAACATTACTTCTTCTTCGAATGCTCGATCTGAAGTTTCTTTATCAAATATTTGTTCATGCTCGTTTTCGTAGCGTTTGTATTCAAGTCCAAACAGAGCGTTTAAACCTGGTTCTAGTTCTTTAACTAGTTGTGATCGTGATATAGCCATAGTTTAAGTCTCCTTTAGTTTAATGTTCCAGCTATCTTCACAATGAAGTCTTCGTTAGTTACGCCTTCTTCGTTTCCGATGAAAGGTGACGTTTGAAGTATTCTTAATTGTGCTGTAGTAGAAGCGCCTAGATTTAAATACACTCCAGAAATACCATTTGTAGTATTACCTGCAACGTATGATTGTTCATAAGCTTCTCCTACTGCTGTTTGACCAGCAGCTGTTCCAGTTGATTTTACCAAGTAAAGCTGATTTGGATCATCAATTACGTACGCTTGAATTTCACCTTGAGTGATATTTGTTTGTACATATTTGTTTGACCAAGTCGGCTTACCAGTTGTTGGGCTCACTTCGATTAAACAACCGTTAAATACTCCTAGTACAGTAGTAAGTGCAGTTGAGTTAACCACAGCGATGTATCCAGCGTCTACAGTTACCATATCACCTTGATAGATAGCTGAAGCGTAGTTGTCAGAAATATTGTATTGTCCCTGACCACCGTTTGCCGGATTGCTTCCCAACTTCCCTAAAGCTCTTAAGCCGTAGGCTGTTGTTGAGTTTGCCATATTTTCTCCTTGTTAAGTTTTAATTTACTTTGTTGGGTAGGAATTACTAAATAATTAGTCCTTCTTTGTACCACCAAAAGTTACACGAGTCTGCCTTTCACTATTGATCGGCATACTTGGATGCTGTTCCTTCAGAGGATCGTTTGCAATAGCTTGTTCTCGTTCTTGAGTTCTTTTTGCAAAGTACTCTTCGCGAGATTTTGCGATCTCTTCTGGTACTCTAGCCAGCACTAGGCCGCCTACTCCAATGACTCCTGCGTATTTTCCGTCCTTAACACTTGGATAATCATGATCTGGATATTCGTCAGCTCTCACTAACTCGTAACCTGATCTTAATCTGCCAGCTATGTTTTTCGTATCATCGAATCCCAAGCTTTCAGCTCTTATCCATCTGTGTCTAAAGCCGCTAGGCGCAGGTGGTGCATCTAAAGATGACGGTGGAGTCCAAACTTTAGGTCTATCATTTTTAGTCCTAGTTTCGCTCGCACGGGAAGTCTTAATTGTTTTGTTTTTGTCCATATGCCTATACCTCCTTCGTGGTTAAATGTTTCGCATATTCTTCAAGTGGCACACCTAATCTTTTAGCAATTGCTACCTGTGAAGGTGTGAGCTTTACAGTTTTTTTGCGTCCTGTTTGAGCTGGACGATTAGCTGATGCTACAGTTTGAGCAGGTTTTGCTCTTTCCGTAGTTATAGTTTCCTTTGTAGCAAATTTATGCGGAAATTCAAGTCTTATTCTCTTATCTATTTCCTCATAATATTCATCACTTTTTGGATCTATACCTTCATCTTCTACAAGCTTTTTATGCAAATCAAATGCAGTGTAAGTCATTGCAGAGTCTTGACCAAACCAACTATTTTTAGCTGCCCATTCTTCCGCTTTGGGATCCACTTGTGCAGTTTGAGTAGTTTGTTGAGGTGTGATCGTAACTTCTTTTTCTCTAGCTGTAGATTCTTCTTGAGCCGCTTTTATATTTTTTAATCTTGCAGCTTCTAAAGTAAGTTCTGCTATTTGTTGTTGAGCATTAACTTGACCTTCTACATCTTGAGCATCAATAGCTGATTTAAGAGCTATTTTAGCATTTGCTAAACTAGAACCAATTCTAGTTTCAAATTCAGATACATATCTTTGATCTGTTCTTGATAATCTAGATTCAATTTGATTTTTTTCTCTTTGAACTGATTGAGCAAAAGCAACAGCTTCTTCTCTTTGTCTTTCAGCTTCTCTCATTTTACGAGTTAATTTAGCAATACGTTTTTTAACGCCTTCGCTGTACTCTTCTAACTCGTCTTTTTCAGCAACTGGTTTTTCAACCTTTGCTTCAACAACAGGTTTTTCTTCCTCTTGTTGTACCTCTATCTTCTCTTCCTTTTTCTCTTCTGCAACGGCTTTCGTCTGCTCGTTGTTGTTATCCAATTCGATTTCAGCGCCTTCTTTTTCGCCAACATCAATTAATGGATCATTTTTTAGTCTTTTTTCTTCCATTGGCATAGTGCCTCCTATGTTTAAATATGATGAAGAACATCTTCAGGATTTTTAATAGTCCCAAGTACTTCGTCATCGTTTAGTAGTCGCACTTCTCCACCTTCTATTGGTAATCTTGAACCCGCATAACGAGCAAAGATAACCCAATCTCCTTTTTTACACCATGGACCTGTTGG